TTTTCTTTCTTTTCTTTTACTACATAACTTTTCTTATCTAGGAACTCACTAACTGCTTTCCATACCTCTGGTTTACTCGTATCGTGTAGAATTATAAATCTAGGTTCTGCCTTAGAGAACTTCTCCAAGTCGTGCTTCACCATATTGTATGTATGAACTCCGTCTATGAATAACAAACCAACCTTTCCTATGTTTGCCAATCTTGCTTTCTCTGATGTGGTAGGTATTATTATTACCCTATGTTCTAGATTCATTACCTTCAGATTATTTAACAAAGTTGGAACTATGAATGGTTCTACTATCTGAGCAAAACTGTTTGAAGCCAGTAACATTGTTACTATGGATTGACCCTCTGCTGAACCTATTTCTAAGATAGTTTCGTCATCCTCTAACTTCTCTGCATAGTTTACTAGGATTTCGCTATCTTCTTTCTGATGCCAGTTTCTACTCCAAGATAAACTTGGTATCAACTCACTATATATTCCTTGATGATTATATTTCATCTCTGATTACCTTCCAAAAATTAGATTGAGATTGTACTTTCTTTTTAATTAAATCGTAGTCGCTAAAATCCCAATCCCAAGAGATAGCCCCTACATTACTGTTTACTAACAAACTACATCCACATAAATATCCCTCTAAAACAGTCCTTCCAAATGGTTCTTCCCATTCAGGTTTATGATAGAGGTATTCACATTTCTGATAATACTTCACTACTTCTTTTAATTCAACCTCACCTAGAAATTCAACATTCTCCAAGTCTTTGATGTCATCTACCATAGCCCCAAACCCTGCAATATAAAACTTGTATCTTGGATTGTCTTTTATGTACTGAACCAATGCAGGTGTTCCCTTCATATCACATAGATGCCCTATATATGCAACTGAGTTAGGTTCTTTCTCTCCTAGTGGTTTGAATATACTCTGTATCGGTGATGGAATTAGGGTACTATTCTTTATTTTATACCCAACCTTTCTTTCTATTGTCTTCTTATGTAATGGACTTAGAAATATATTATGTTTCACCTTTTTATATAGTTCTGGATAATGCTCTGCAACCCATTGGTCATGTTCGTACCTAATACACTTTCCAGTCTTAACTAACTTCTCTATATCTTCTTTCTCCCATGAAGTTATATTGTTCAGGATAATTACATCATATCCCTTTGTAGTTGGTATCTTACAACCTCCAAGAGCGACATCAATCTGGTAACCTAACTTTCTTCCTGCCTTTATCATTACTGCATTCGTTTGTTGAGCACCTCCTTTATGTTCTTTTGTTGAATAATCTGCTACCCAAAGTACCTTCATTTCATTACCTCCATTATCTTATTCTCTATGTTATCCACAACTGCCTTTGCTGAACGAGTTTGAACAATCACACTCCTAGCCCTCAAATCAAAGGTATGAGGCAAGTTATCCACTAATTCTCTAATACTATCCACATCTTCAGTTTCTACAAAATGAACCCTACCTTCAAACTGTTCCAGATCTACATGACCTGCCACCTTCGTTGTGATTACTTGCATACCCATGCACAATGCCTCTAATACGATTGTTGATATACCCTCGGTATCTCCGTTCTTTGCTATCCTTGATGGTGCTATAAGTAGCCAAGATCTCTGCATTAACTCAAACATCTCATCTCTATCTATCCACCCAACGAACTTTGCCTCAGAGGATATTGCCTTTAACTTAGGTGCTAACTCTCCTTCCCCAAATACTGTTATGTCTGGAACTGCCTTTATTGCAACATCTAGTCCTTTCTTCTCTACAAACCTTCCTCCACATATAACCTTACCACCCATTGTTTTAGTTCTAGTTAATCTGTCTATATCTACACTAGCACCCCAGAATATCAATTTGTCCTCATCAGCACCCCACTCAATAAACTTCTTTTTATGATACTCCGATATGTAGCCAATAAACTTACAGTTAGGATGCTTAATAACCTTTCTAAACTTCTTTCCATCATCAGTCCAGATATCCCATGCATGAGCAACAAATCCAAATGGTTTTCCAAATTTTGATGCCTTCAATGCAATGTGAGCAAAATGAGAGAGTATGAAATCACAATCTGATATATCCATATATGGGTACTGTAACCTATGGACTTTTACATTATGTCCTCTCATTACTAATTCTTCTATTTCTAAAGGTATCCATGTTTCACTCTGTAATGGATAATCATATAGTACATATCCTATATTCATTTGAGCAGTTCACCTAAATTAGATACTAATTCTTCAAATCTAAACTCTTTTTTCCTCTTAATAAACTTCTTAACTTTCATTGCTTCCCCTAATTTCTCTGCTAAGTCCAAATCATTATCCCTATCTGCTATATGTATGTGTTTATCACCCCCTGCAACCTCCTCTAACGCCCCAGAACGAACGATAACACATTCTAATCCCATGTACCTTCCTTCTGCTAACCACATACCATAGCCCTCGTAAGGGCTTGGACAAAACATCACCTTTGCCTTGGAATACATCTCAAATTTCGCCTCATCATCTTTATCATAGTGAGGAATAACCCTACCTTGTAATTCGTATTTGTTTATCCATTTGTCCAACTGGGAACTCATAGAACTCGTAAATATGTGAAACTTCCAATCATCAGGTGCTAATGAAAATACTCTTAATGCCTTTTCAAATCCTTTATCCCTTTCTCCTGTAGTCGCTGATGCTATAATTATGTTTTCTCTCTCATTTTTATACTTATCTGCTATCTTATCATTCACACAAGGTTGTAATATAACCATATCATTAGGGAAGTAATCCCCACATTCTTTTTTGGCAAACTCTGTTAATAAACCGACTTTGATATTCTTTCTTGATTTTATTAAACTCTCTGCCTCAAAGTATCCCTTCTTTTCATTCTCTAACCTATCTGAATTATATTTTTCAATCATAGGTATAGGGTCAAATACAAAACAATATGCAGGTTTCCCCGTTCTAATGCTGTTCTTGGCACATGCCACATTTCCCTCTACAACAGATCCCATGTATATATCGGCATCTACTTCAACTTCTTCTACTGCTTTCTCACTCTCTACAATTACTGTTCTATACCCCCTGTTCCATTTTAGTTCGTCTTCCCAAGGTGGTTTCATATTCGTATACATAGTTACATCATAACCCAACTCACAAAGGGCATGGAGTATCTGATAACAGAATATTCTACCTCCTGAGTACATATCTCTGTTCTTCAGAAAGAAGGCAACTGATTTCTTGCCAGATTTAGGATTGTGAATAGTTATATCTCTTGGTTTCTCATTCTCTACCCCTAGTTTTCTCAGTTTACTTGCAAAGGTTATACCTGTTTTCTTAATTGGATAGGCATACTTAACCCACTCTGAACCTTTCTTTCCCATTTCCCAACATTCCTTCTGGTGTTCGTATGCCCACCTCAGTTTCTTTTTCAAATCCTTTTTAGATGGCTCTACCATTTCGCCTACTACTGCAATATCAAAGTTCTCGTATATAGGGGGTCTGTTTCCTTCTAGTTCTAACTCTATAAAGAATCTATCATCAAAGTATTCACTCATTCCTGAAGCATTAGGTAATATTGATGGAGTACCACAAGCAAGTGCCTCAAGGGGTGGTAAACCAAAGCCCTCTCCACGACTAGGGAATACAAAACAATCGGTTTCGTATAATAGATCTCTTAACTTATCTTGTCCTACACTCCCCAATCTAACCTCTACATTAGGGTACTGACTTTTCAATATAGGGAATGGTAACTTCCTATGAACACTCTTTAATATCAATTTCACATCTGCTTGCTTCCCAAACTCCTCTACAAATGCCCCAAAGAGAATATCCCAACCCTTCCTATGGTCAAAAGCATTATACATAGAGAATGTAAATACTCCATCATCTTCTTTCTTCTGGTAGTAGAAATTATCAGGATTATATCCCAACGGAATAACCTCTGTAGAAATGCCTCTGGTCGCAAAGGCATCTCTGCAAAACTTACTCGGGACAAATATCTTATCAGCCATTTCTAAGTATGGTATCCATGCAGGGTCTATCTTTGTGGATTCAAACATTGAATACAGAACCTTAAATTCTGTCTGCAAACTTTCTAGTGGGTGAGGGTATGAATAAACTACTCCAACTTTCTGTCCTGTGTAGTTATGTGTAACAGGGATTCCTGCATCTTCTAATGCCATTATGAGAGGTGTAGTTGATTGTCCATATCCATGAGGGCTTTTGTTATTCTTCCTAAAGAACACACCATTGCCATCTTTGACTGGTGCTACAACTTTTCTCACTCTGAAATACTTTCTTTTCTCTAACTTGTTAGCAAACCTGTAACCCCTTTTCTTTATAAGATAATCTATCCTCTCCTGCTTGTCCACCTCTACTAATCTGCCTCTTTTGTTTACTAGGATTGCCATAATCTATTGTAGCATAAATTACATAAAACACAATAGGGGCAGTAAGCCCCCATCATGCCATTAACAATTATAAACTATTACCGATTAAGTAATGTTTACATCAAATAAGAACTCAGGTCTAACTGTCTTTATTCCATAAAGAAGGTCAAGAGTTACCTGTTTACCTAAAGCATTTGGGCTGTAGGAAGCAGTTAATCTCATTGATATTCCACTATCTGGGTCAGTTACAACTGTTTGAGAAACCCCTTCACCATTACCATCAGTTGGTAATGCTCTCATTACTAGTGCGATAGCATCTTTGGTATAAGCCAACATATGCTCCGTTGCAGGAGAACCTGCAGAAACTACTAATTGAGATTCAAAAGTATTTATTCCGAACATATCACCAAGTACACCCTCTACGATAGGTGCTCTTGAACCATACTCATTCAACTTTGTGAATTTGTCTGTTCCCAGTAAAAGATTTACTGCAGTTGGACTTGCATAAAGGAATTTAGGGTCAAGTTTAGGTGCTTTTGCATCTACAAATGCCTTTCTTATTAAAAGCATTGATGCTTCAACTTCGGCATCACTTGAATATGAGAAGGTGATATCATTATCTGCCTCCGTATACTCACCTGCAATATCTGTTTCTAACTCTTCAGCTAGAGCAATTACTGCATCTTTGATATATAAACCTCTAACATCTTGATTTGCCTCTGCTCTTGCGACATCTTCAACGAGGAATGTTACCTCATTATGATTGTCAAGAGTAACTTGCACAACATCGTCAGCAGGTGCTTGAAGTGTAACATTTTCGTTAGTTACCTTGGCATTAACACTCAATGCTCCTGTTTTAGGAATATTGATTGTATCACCAAACTTTGCAACTGAAGAATCCAAATCTCTCCTTACTGTTTTGGCAAGGTTAAGATATGATCTCAATGCCGTGATGGCTTCATTCAACCAAATCTCTGGAATGAATGCATCTGCTTGAGTTACATTTATTGAACTATAATCTGTCATTATTCTATTTTCTAATTTTATTTACTGTAGTCTATCCTACCTTCTTTAGTCCAAGTATCAATATCTTCTTTATTCTCTAAATACCACTTATGGTCTTTTAGTTTTTCAGTCAATTCTGACTTTGAGATTATAAAATCTCCACTTTGACTTTTGGTAGTCGCATTTGCCTTAGAACCAATATTTGAGCCATCATTAGTACTAACCTCTGCTAGATAAGGTTTTTGAGTCAAAAGTTCTCTCACGACTTCTTCCGTGTTGAGATAATTGCCATCTGTTCCTGTCATGAGTTTAGATTTGTCTAGGAGTTTCACTACTGCTTCGGTGTCCACTACTTTTAGTTTTGAAGCAATATTTACTATCTCACTATTCAACCTGCTCTCCGATAGGGAAGACTTTAATGTTTCTACTTCCTTCTCTCTTTCCTCAAGAAGTTCCTTAAACTTGCCCTCCTCTTTCAACTTCTTCTGAAGTTCTAGGTCTGTGGCTTCCTTCAATTTATCTGCTTCTTTGGCTTTCTCATTTAATTGAGTAAACCTCGGATGCTTGAAGACCTCAGTCCATTGCTCATCAGTTAGTTTTAACTCCTCAGCAGGTTTGTCGGTTTTTTTAATCTCCTCAGATTTTACCTTTTGAGTTGCTTCCACCTTCTGATTTTCTTCAGTAGTAGCATTCTTGGATTGCTTTGTCATAATAACTTCCTTTCTGCCGTAATTCGTTTTTTACGAGTTCATACTCGTTTACAGCAAATAATATTAAACACTCTAATATATCACACCTACAAGATAGAATGCAATAGTCTGCCACTTTTACTAAAAACTTGATTCCCTGAATCGTATTCTTCTTTCAATGGTTTGTAGTATGGTTTGAATCTATGTTTACAGTT